GGCCAGCTGCTCAGAGAGTTTGATGCTTTCGAAGAGGTCGTTGATGTTCATACTATAGGGACACTTTAAGTGGCTCAGTAATACTCACTCAGCGTCTCTGGAAGTTACCAACGATCAGGACGGCTAAGATCTTCGACATAAGATTCAACACGCTCAGCTGGCTCTAGATCGAGTATCCTATCCCACTGAATCTGATGCGGATTAAAGTCTCCTAAAACATCAAGTTCTAGTGTCACTCTATAACGTTGTTTCTGAGCTTGTTGATATACAACTGACATAAGTTTGCTCCTTGGTGTTCTTTGAATAGTCTAGGATACCTGCGAAATATTGTCAACGTCCTGGTGGATATTTATGTGCGGGCCCGATACTTTTTGAGGGAATGTGTGGGGATTTGGGAATACTGGGGGCCTTGACATTTGTGCGCGAGTGTGATAGCTTGCACGCAAAGATCACAATCCCCAGACACATTTTAATGAGGTATAATCACAAGACCTGAGCACATTAAAAGACTCATAAGTATCACCTCCATCATACATTCAGATCAACAAATTAACATCTTCTTTCAATAAATCTGCTTATTGACTATCAACTAGACACCTTATTGATTATCAATAGGTGATGCTTGTTGCGAATGAATTAAACTCTTCATTTATATTTAATAATACGTTTTTTTATTGATTTAATACATTTTTAACCTTATTTTGGTATTTTGAGCAATAAAAAAGAGAGGAAACTTGTCCTCTCTGTGTATTATGCAATGTAAGATTTTGATCCACAAGACAGATAGAAACTCACCATTCTTTCTGCTTCATTGTATGTACTGAACCACTGCGATCTCCATTCCAGATTGTTATAGGGAATCTGGTATCTGACTTCGTATCTTATCATTGAATCACTCCTCAATCAGGTCAGGATAGTATTCTGAAACCTCAGAGATTAACTCTTCATCAGTATAACTGGAGAGGTTTTCTTCGATCTGATCGCCTACAATACGCATCAAATCTTTGGTGGACATGTTATCAAGCAAACGGTCAACGTATGCTTCCAGAAGGTCTTGACGGTTCATCATGTTTCAGGATTGAGTGTTAGAAACTTGGCGAAAGTCCAGAGAGACAACACACCAATTTGTGAGATCTGTGACGTGTTCAACTAGAGCATTTGCAACATCTTCCTCGGTGTCGTTATCATCAACTTCCACAGAGAAAGTGTTACCAACCACAGAATCTACAGTTGCTTGTTGTTCTTCAAGTGTGAAGTCTTCGTCATCAAAATCAAACGAAACTTCTGTAACGTGAAGCAATAGAGTTTGCATTGTTAAATGTTAGTTAATGGAAGAAGATTCTGGGACCGATGGATTTAAGAGGCAGATCCCGCTCCTCATACTATAGGGACACTTTAAGTGGCTCAGTAATGCTTACTTGAACGAAAGTTAGTGCCGATGCTACTCAGTATGAGTTTCGTCGAAGTTTCAGAGAAGTAGAGCACATTGGGCATAGACTTACCGTATGCTCTACTTTGTATCTCCTAGACAGGAATCATCTGTCATAACATAACATCACAACTGATTAGATTGTGAAGGTGCTACTTTTTTACCCCCTTTAAGACAAGTAGCACACCGCTTAAAGATGGTTGCCTGGGTTATGAAAGTCTTTGTAGGACATTCATAACCCTTTGTTATAGTGTAAGCAGCAACTTACTTACATCTACCCGATTTGGTCATTCAGGTATTCGGGAACCTGAGTGATCTTTAGGGCGTCCACATTCCCTATTTGCGAATAGCGAATCACTCCTCAATCAGTTCGGGGTAGTATTCTTCAACCTCTGCAATCAGTTCCTCATCGCTATAACCGGAGAGGTTTTCTTCGATCTGATCGCCTACAATACGCATCAAATCTTTGGTGGACATGTTATCAAGGATGCGGTCAATGTAGGCATCCAGAAGTTCATGACGGTTCATGGCTTTGTTGTTAAGAATAAACAGGAGTTGAGGTGATTTCTTTCCACTCACGAGGAAAGATTTGATGAGCGATCTTATCGTTCAGTTTGACACAGTTGAGAGGTTTGATGTTACTTTTGGTTTGGAACTTTTCAACAGTTCCATCACGAAACTCAATGCGAATGTTGTAGATCATTTGATTCAAGCTTCAGGAGTTAATTCCATCAGTTCGGATTCGATCTCCCGTCGCAGAGAATCAATGAAAGATGATTCGGTTACTGTCAGACAGTTCACCAGTTCAATGAGATCCTCACGACTAATTTGCCTAATCGTCACTTCATAGTGACCAAACTCAGGACCTTCGATGTAGATAGACATAAAAACCCCAATCAGGAATAGTGGTGCTCATACTATAGGGACACTTTAAGTGGCTCAGTAATGCTTACTTGAACGAAACATTGACAGCAACAACTTTAGCAGTAGGATTGCGAGCGAGTGCAGTTTCCCGTGCAGCTTTTGAGTCGTTTGCTTGTACTTCTTCCTTGAAGACTTTGCCACCAACGTATAAATCAACAATGTATTTCATAGTGTCTGAAACTCCTGTGCTTCTTGAATGTTAGAATCGAAAAACTTTGAGATGATAGAATCAATCACAGGATACCACTCTTCGTTAGCACTCGGATAGCCACATTCTCGTGCTTGATGAAGAAACTTAAGGATGCAAGTTTCTTCATTTGGTGTGAAATGTACGCGATTGAAAGTGTAACCGTCAGTCATAATCAGCAACCGAAATCGACAGGAATAGATAACCAAATGGCACGATCTGTACCCATTGTGAATTGATTGTCCCAGATAAAATGCGTTGCTTCCTGATTACTCAGATTGCAATGATCCATCAGGTGATTGACTGCTTCCTTGAAAGATGTGAAGCGGAAAGTGTTGTTCATTTTAGAGATTTTCGTTTGCAATTTGATTGAGAACTTGACGGGCAAATCTCATAAAATCATAAGGACTTACACCATCAACAGAATAACCATCAAGAACATCTGACCCGTTGTAAGTGTTCACAATCAACAGACAAGCATCATACAATGCTGCTTGATGTTCTTCTTTTGAGTGAAACTGAATTGCAGAATAGGATGGGAGAGTCATCATCAAACAGTTGGAGTTACGTCAATCTCTTTAATGTTCAGTCCACAGAGTTGATTGTAGACGCGGTTGAGAATCAATTTGTCGGCAGACTTTGCCTTTGATTTCTCATACCAGATGGTGCAAAGACCATCATAGGTTTCAACATAGATGCGATAGTTTTTCATCAGTTCAGAATACAGAAAGTGCCGCAATAACCACGAACCCATTGAAGAGTTTCGGAGTAAGATGTGCGGGGGTTGGACATCACCATAGATGCACCATTGCGGGGATTGTGTGCAACAGCAACAAAGAGATTGTCGCACTCTTTATCAGTGATTTGCTCAATCCACATTTGATTGACTTTACCTTCCTTCCAATTTGTGTGGTAGGAATAGACTTCGGAGACGATCATCGGTTGAGTGGTGCTCATACTACTGGGACACTTTAAGTGGCTCAGTAACTGTTACCAAGTCCCACGTTGAATATGAATCTTGCGAATCTCCTGGTAAATGAATGAACGAAGCTTGGGTTCGGTGGTGTTATCAAAAGCATAATAAAGACGATTCATGTATTCATTTTGTGTAGCACCAATGTTACCATCACCACCCAAATCATTAAGAGGTGAGTTTGCTTTTGACTTTGGCCGGCCGAAGTTACCTGTGACGTTACCAGTTGTTCTCAACTTTGGTTTGATCTTTGAGAGATTGGAGTAAGTCATCGTGCAACAATGTCCAGAGTTTCTAATAGCATCATTGCAAGTTCCATTCGATTGTCTTCATCAACCACAGGAATGTTTGTATCAACGAACTCGCTGATTAGTTCAGCAAAGAGTTCGATTGTACGCTCATCTGCGAATATAGAAGTAGCAAGTTCATTCTTGAAACCATCACGCAGAAGTTTGAGTGATTTGGTGACAGTCAGTTCGTTAATAGTGTCGTTCATTGTGTTAATCATTTTGCGTAGGTGTAGCCGCCGCTCCAATCTGCGTTTTCAAACAACCATTCACGATCAGCAATCAATCGCAGGTCATAGCGAACACCTTTGGCAGGAGACTTCCAAGAAGCAGACTTATACAATTCGCCAGTATTCTTATCAATGAAACAATGAACACTGCGACCACCGCCACCATCAATCAAGATGACTTTGTGATACTTTTTACCAGTTTCAATGGTATAGTCAATGTCACACTTACCAGATTTCAGTTCATCAATCTTGCGCTGATGATACTCTACAGACTCACCACAAGCAATAGCAGAACGCTGGTGAGAACGAATTAAATACTGACGATAGTTGTCTTTGAGTGCTTCAATCAGCAGATAGGTATTCTTGAGAACAGAATCTGCAATGGTTTGTTGTGCTTGTGCTTGAAGAGTTACAGTCATTTCAGTTTCAGTTTGAGTGATTGAAGTGCTTGTTTGCGGGATTTGATTTTACCCTTACACATACCCTTGGTTTTTTTACATTTACCAGAGTTGTGTTTCCAATTTGGAGTGCTCATACTATAGGGACACTTTAAGTGGCTCAGTTACCAACTCTTGACGGAATTGAAGTTGGAGCGAGAGAATACCTCACGATTTACAAGTTTCATCATACCGAACTTGTTGGTGAGGACATAACCTTCCCCATCAATTCTATCGTATCCAATGTATGCTGCAGGACCATTGTTGCGGCACAGGAACAAACAATCATCTTTGATAGACTTCACCAGTTTCCACAAACGCAGCAGGTTAGCATCACAATCAAAGTCATCGGGATTGATCTCTTCACCCGCACGAATACAGGCATTGATTTGTTGCTTGATCTGTGCTGCTTCCTTAACAGTTGCAAACTCACACATTGTAGACATTTGACGGGCAAAGTTGCAGATTTCTTTTACATCAGCAAACGATTCTTGACCGTGCAGAATGTAAGCATCAGGTTTCACGAACTTGACGTGAGATGTATCTAACCACAGATAATAGTCAGGAATAGCAACAGCATCACGCAGATCATTCTTTGCAACATAACAAGTATGCGGAGCAATGATGATGCTTTGAGTAACTACTTCTGGGAACTGATAGGTGATAGTATTGGGAGTGTACTCTGAAAGTCCACCGAAACCGATAAAATCACCTTGCACAATACCAGCAATGCGAGGCAAAGAATCCAAGCAACAATGAAGGATTTGCGCGACATTTCCTTGGTGATTCGCATCAATATCTTCGTGTGATTCGTTGATCTTGATTTTAACTTTGTTGAAGACACTTTTGGTTCCTACAAAGAACTTACCAGTTGCAGGATTTGTGCCCCACACAATCGCAGGACTTCCATCAATCTTTACACTGAGATCACCACCAGCAGTGAACCAATCCAGCACAGAAAGGTCGCCCGTAAGGATAGTGTCTTCGGGATGTTCAAGGTGTGTGCTCTTCATACTATTGGGACACTTTAAGTGGCTCAGTTCTTATCAACGGGCAGTTGTGCTACACTTTTGCCCTTCTTGTGGTCGTTGATATACTTTCGTGCTGAACTTTCAGTTCTACACAGTTTCTCAAGTTGCTGACCATTGTGTATGATAATGTATCCTTTGTTGCCATAAGGAACTGCTGCATAAAGATCCTTATACATTGTGAACCCTTCTTTCATAAATACTCCTATAAACTCAAAAATAAAATGAATTACAGAACCTACAAGGAATTGATGGAGATCTATCAACAAATGCATGTTGATGAAGCAAGAAGAAATGCAGGAACTGGTGGTGGTGGAAAGACTGCAAAATACGTTCAAAATGCCTCATCAGCACCCGTAGGTCATGTTCAAGATAGACCTAAAAAAGGTGGTGAAGATGTAGATAAAGGTGAAGCATCTTCCAAGTTTATAAATCAACTTGCAGCAGATAAAACAGCAGCAAGAGGTATCACACCAGAACAAAGACGCGAAAGAGCAAGACAAAATAAAGAGAAGAAGGCAAAAGCAGGAATTGACTCCCTCTTAAAGGACATCAGGGGTAAGTAATTTTCCTGCGATCAATAAACTTATCCGTCACATCCGCTGCTTTAATATCAGCGGGCGTGAATTTGATGTATGCACTATGATACAGATCATTTAGCGAGTTCCATTTATTTTTTAAGTTAAAAGCAATAGTAACACGATGGGTAGGAACTTTTCGCAATACAGATAGATCAAGCACTTGATAGTTTTCAATATCACAAGTGCGTTTCTTGTACTTTACATAACCCACATAATCATACTTCTCATTCATTAACTTTCCAGGTGTAAGTTCCTTGGAAGCATAGACCTCAAGGCAGTGTAGGATTTGCTTTAATGAATATCCAAGATCCAGAAATACTTTAATATCCTTGTTCATAGAATTAACTTGCGACCAAAAAAGTTTACGGTCTCGTTTTCCACTTGGAAGCACTACACTTTCTTGTGGAGTCAATACTGAAATAAAGTCAACAAATTGTAAATTAAATGATGTATAGTATTGTGCATCAAATGCACCAATCTTTGTATCAATATCATAGTCAAGATGCCTACCTTGACCATTATTTTTCAATGGATTAAGTTCTTCCCTGATATTTTTCAGAAAGAAACGTTCAGAGACTTTAACGCGCTTGTGAGTAAATGGTGAGACGGTCATAATCAAAAACCAAGAGGTCCAATAGTGGGGGGAATACCTGCCCCTTTCCAGTGTGATTCTATCTCAGATACAGTCAAACTATCAATCCACTGTGACGCTTTCTCAACATACACAGGGTCAAGATCACAACCGATAAAGTTTCGTTCTGTGACTTTTGACGCCATACCAGTAGAACCAGATCCCATACATGGATCAAATACAGTATCACCAACGTTGCTGGATGCTTTAATCAAACGGGCTAAAAGTTTCACTGGTTTTGGTGTAGGATGATGCTTAATCTGTTTCTCAATAGACTCACGCCAAACAGCAGATGCACAGTGCTCAGTGAATGTTGCCTTTGCTTTTCTTGCAAATACACAACATTCCAGAGAAGATAACCAGAACTTATCACCATGAATAGGCGCAGGATTTGTCTTTTCCCAGATACACAGTCTTGTGGATAATCCTGCTTTCGCATACTCACCACGCAACTGACTGACTTGTTCTGTTGAACAGAACACATAGATGCTTCCTGATGTAACGCGAATAGTCTCATCAATGAAAGATTGTAGATCAAAGGTCAATACATCTGCATTACCTTTGTTATAATCACGCATACCACATTCATAGTTGTTGACTACATCGTAGGGAATATCAGTGAGCGTCAGTGTAACGCTATTATCTTTCATTTCCTGCATAAACTTGATGCAGTCTTGATTGTGAAACTCAAGCGTCATTATTTCTCACCATTTTTTACATTATAGGACAATTTATGTGGTCTGTCAATTACACTTTTCAATAAATTGGTAATTTTATTGTCGTGAATGGTTCATAGGTCATTTGCTGTGAAATTACAGAAAAATCAGGATTTGCACCCTGATGAATACTGGAGTCTTATTGAGTCTTACTTGCCAACCACACTGATAGCAGGTTCGCCACGCTCAAAAATAGTGTCAACAACTGCTTGCACTTTGCGTGAGGTGCTGATACCAACCTTATCATAGACAGGAACTACAACCAAACCAAACTTCTTGGATTCATCACCCAATCTGATGACGCGGCCAATAGTCTGAGAGATACCAATGTAGTCCATATTACGCATAAACAACACTGCTTCCAATCCAGACACATTGATGCCCTCAGATAGGATACTGTGGTGAAGAACAACGAATCGCTTGCTGCTATCCTTACCCCAAGCATTGAGAGTGTCAAAGAACTTCTCACGGTCAACTTTCTTGCCATCAATGACAGCACCAGTTTTAGCGGTGATATACATCCAAGAGTATCCACGCTGCTCTAGTTGAGCACAGAAGTCTGATTGAGACACAAGACCTACAATCTGCTTGGTAGTGCGAGCACAAATCAGAATCTTGCTGAGGTTCTGATCGTCAATCGTCTCCATCAGATTGTCTGCATCACGCTCAAAGATCATC